GCGAAATCAAGTGCATAATTGCCTTTAAATCTTCCTGATGATACCTTTACAAATCTAGATTCTGCTGGATCAGTTGGATCATGATTGTAGCCTGATTCATCTAAAGCGGATAATTGCATTTGATATGCACCTCTTAAATAAGATGTATCAACTATGTCTTGTAAAAATTTTATTTCATAATTTTGATTTATATCATCTTGCATACCAAAAATTGCTTCTAAGGTATCTGGCTTTTTATCGCCTTCTAATTTTAATTTTGTTTTATAAGGATACAAATGTGTTGTTTTTGGACTATTTTCCAAATCAGTTACAACGGCTTTAACGATAGGCAAGTTAAGTCACCGTTACATATATACCGTAGGATTCTTTTCCTTCACCTAGAGAACCAGTTACAGATGTTACATACACTCTATATGTACCTGCTGACAGGCTGGAAATTACTTTAGTTGTATTTACATTACCCATTTTAACTATTGTATAATTACCTGTTGAAGAAATATCTTTATAATATATCCAATAATCATTTACCGAAGAAGCCCCAGCTTGTAAAGGTGCATCCCAACTTAAAGACATAGAACCTGATCCGCCTGTTCCTGCCAAATTATTTGGTTGTGATGATCCATCTTGTTCAAATACGGTAGCGACAGTTCCTTCAAGGAACGTACAACTTGCATTAAATGTAAGGTTTTCACCATCAGCAGTATCAAAGTGAAATTGTGAAAATGTTCCATTAAATATTAGATTTTTACTATCATCATTTTCATCATATATAATTTCTAATCGGTAAGCATCGTCAACACTTTTTGCCCTGAAGTAATTTCTGATAAAATCAATTTGTTCTTGTACTGTTTTTACATTTGCTGTTCCTGTAAAATGTAATTCATCATCACCACTATCTGAATTATTTTCTACTAGCCTTGTTGTTGATTCATCTATTATTTTCCATCCTAATTTTATTGTTGAACTATTACCTTCAATTTTTATAAGTATCGCTTCTTCTGAATCTTCTTCAGGTAAAGGTGCTGGTGAAACAGGTGAATTAATATCATAGCTGATTCTTTTGAAGTTTCCTAATTCATATATGAATAGTGTTTGAACACTAGTATCAAGTTTTACTAATTGTATTTTAGCCAATTATTTATCCCCCTTTAACCAATCACTTAACCAATTACCCATATCTTCAAGATCATCCTTTCCATTTCCATTAATGTCAATGTAATTATTTTGTGTGTTAGTATTTCCACCATCATTATTACCGTTAAGGTCTATAAGTCCAAGTGTTAGTTTTTCAATTAAAGCTACTATTGCATCTCTAATGGAATCAAATATACCGCCTAATGCTGTTTGAAATTCTGTAAATTTTTTAGTAATATCGTCCCAATTTGGTAAGTTAAGTTTTGCTATCCAAGATACAACCTGTGATACAAGATATGCTCCCGGATCAAATGATGTAAGCCAAGTGCTAAATGTTGTTCCCCATGCAATAAAATTAGTAGTTGCAGTTGTTAGTAATCCGTCAAATCCTGTACCAAAACCAGTAAAGAAATCATTAATTTTTCCAAAGTTAGTTTCTACATCATGTAAAAATAATTTCATATTTTCAAAAGAATTTTCATCTCCATCTATGACATTAAATAAAGCTCCCCAAGCCAATAAATTAGATTTTAAATTTTTTAGGGCATCTTCTCCATTAAATCCTTCTTCCCAAATTGATTTACCACCAGCTGCCCCTGCTTCAGCTAAATTATCTGTAAGTTGCCCACCTAAGAAATTACCTAACTGTTGCATTATTGGTCGCCATTGTCTATAAAATGGTAGGGCAACAGATCGTATGAAATATATAATTAGTGGTCTTAGGAAAAATCCAAAGAAGTCGCCTATTGGTCTTAATATAAGCATAATACCGAAATTAAATAATTTTAACATTTGTTGCAACATAGGTGAAGCGGTAATTGTCATTGATACTAATTTTTGTACCATCATAACTATTCCTGTAACTCCTGTTGCTATCAGGGATAATTTTGCTATATTTTTCATCATGCCTGATTTATCGCCTTGACCACCGCCTTGTGGAATTAATGGGTTTGCACCACCTAATGCCTGACCGCCCACTATAGCCATTAGTCGTTTCTCTAGGTCTTTGATTTTACTATCATCGATTGCTATTTTTAGGGTGTATGCGTTACTGCTCATATTTTAACTCCATTGAATAAATCTTGTATCATCTTCATACTTATAAACATTGTATCTAGTACATACTTGGCAGGTAGTTTATCTACCTGAAATTTGTCCCAACCAAACGCTAATGCACAATAACCATAAACTTGATTTTCTATGCTTTGGGTATCTCTAGACTGTTCATTCCCAGATTGCTGAAATAACTCTCTAAAGGGATAATTTTAAGGATTTCCCCCAAAATCACACTAACTTCACTCATCGGTAATTCTCGCATTTTCACCAAGTTAGTAGGGGGAAAAGGGAGTCCATCAACAATAGTCTTTGTTAATAATGTATCACAAAAATTATTAAATAAGAAATCTTTTTGACCGTTTTCTAAAATTCTTACAGATTTGGTTAAAAGTTCTTGAGTTTCGCCCCAAGTTAAATCTGTCTTAATTTTTATATCACAATCTGTTCCATTTATTTTTGCTGTAAAAGTATGAACATTTAAATCTGCTGACATAGATATTATAAAAATGATATACTATATAAATGTTTATGGAACTGCTGAAGCCTGATTCTTTGCTACAACACTAGCACTTCTAGCTTGAAAGTCCACATTTTGTAATACTAATTCGCCGGGTGCTATTCCTGTGGTATTATGAGTTGAAAAACTAACCCCTGAAAAAGTCATAACAATATTTCGTAAGGCATTTCCTGAAGCCCCATTTGAAATTGTTACTACTAAGTTATTTGATGTTTCTGATCTAGAATAAACTTCATTTAGAAAATCTGAATCTTTTACTGTTATACCTACCTTTCCTGTCATTTCCAAAATTTTCCTCCAAGCATCTTTACTTGTTGCACCGCCTAACTCATATAATAGTTCTGCATTTGTGTTTAAGTTTAAGTCGAATGTTTGTACGGTAGCAAGTGTTGATCCTGTTAATGGACTTGTAATAACTGCATGAACGAATGTATATGGTGCTTCACCAGCTAATATTGCACCTGTTGGAGTTGCAAATGTTTCACTTACTGATTCATTTCCCCAAAGAATTTCTTGTGTAATTTTAACTGTTTCGTTTATTGCCATTCTCATTGTCATGGCATTACAAACAGCACCGATTGGTTTTCTTACAAAATCATCAGCTGATCCTGCTCCTACATTAAATCCAATTCTTAAAGCCATAGAACTTAAATCTCTAATTTCTGCATCTGTAGATGGATTAGAAGACCAAGTATGTGTATATACTGTTCCTGATCCACCGCCATCAGCATCAGCTGAAGTAGCGACACCAAAAATAGATTGGAAAAACCACGGGTTTGATAATACATATTCTACTGAAAGTTTACCTTCATTTCTACCATAAGCAAAAGATTCAATTTCAGGCGTATATAATTGTCCTAATGGCATTTGGTTATTCTTAAATTCTAAAGATGAAGCCTTAACTTCTTTGCCAAATAACATAGGTGGACTACTTACACCGCCACCAAAATTAGTTTCATAGCCATATTCTAGATAAACACTAGAGGCAGATTTAACAAAAGTTCCGGGTGCTGACATATATAAAATTATGCTGAATACTATTTAAGTATTATTAAGGATTAATTCTCATAGCATCTACATCCATACTATATCTGAAAATATTTCTAAATTCTTCATTTAATGATACTATATTTGTGGGTACAATTTGTATATATTCCCTATTATTGATAGTAGAAACAACGTTATTTTTCAATATTCTAAGAATTTCATCTACTATTTGTAATACTCTTTCCTCACTTGTACTAGAATATATATCCAAAGTGAGTGATATATCGTGCATCCAATCATAATCAAATTTACCATCTGAACCTATTCCTGAAATCATGCTAAATAGTCTTGGATCTTCTGAATCTATACTTACAATAATTTCTTCATAATTTCTAGAACCTACCCCAACTGCCTTCTTTTTCCATTTTGTAGTCATTATAGGTTGAGTCCCACCGTTAGAAGTCCAATTATCCTTTAAATGATCTATTATATCATTTGCAAATGGTAGTCCTGCCATACCTTCAGTTTGTGCCATTTCTACTTATACCTCCCCAATTTCTTTTGGTATCTACTTACTGTATTAATACCTTTATTAGCACTCTTGATACCTTTATTAGTCTTTTTGACACCCTTACCTATCTTTT